CGTCGGTGTACGGCACCTTGCCGTCAGCGTTGATCAGCTGCGAGGCAACGTTGATCTTGACCTGCTCGGCCAGCCAGTCACGGCCACGAATGACGTCGATCCATTCGCCCGCCGCGACCTTGCCGTTTTGCGTGACGGCGAAATTGCGCATCTGCTCGAAGGTGTTGGCGTTCTTGGCGTGCGCGGCCAGCGCTTGGCCTTCGGCCAGGTTGTCATAGGTGACGCCCGCCAGACGCGCGTTCGCCCAGGTTTCACCGCCGGGGTAATACGTGAAACGATTGGCGGCGATCGCTGCCTCAAGCGCCTCGGTGCGCGCCTGGCCGTGATACCAGACGTGCGTGCGGAAGTACTGCTTTTGCTGGCACTTGGAGGCGATATCGCTGGACACGGCGGCGTCGATGATGCCGGCCTGGTCGCTGGAGACGCCGAACAGCCGTTCGTTAGACTCGACCCACTCTGCGGCATCCAGCACGTCGGACTCGACGCGGCTGGCCAGCGCCACTCCGTACCAGTCCGCGCTCTCACGTAAGCAGGCATTCAGCGCCGCCGACGGCGTCTCGGTGCTGGTGGGCGCCGCCAGGTGCAAGTTGCCCTTCACGGCCACCGCAACGGCCTGGCCCGTCTCATTCGCGGTTACGGAGATCTCCGCCCCAACGGCGACCGCCGTGACTGGTGCGCCCGCCGCAGTGATTGCGGCAACCAGCGCCGTCGCGATAGTTTGCGGCGTGCTGTTCGCTTCGCCGGCCACGCTTGCCTGGGCGGTCTTGATGTCGCCCACGGCGTCGCGCCAAGTCAAAGCGACCGAATAGTCCGACAGCGATGCGGTGGCCACGGTGAACCGGGATGTGTCCACTTGGCGGCGGCCGACAAACACGCGAGTCACCGTAGGGATCTGCTTGAAGGCGTCGCGCACGGCGACATAAAGCGGATCATTCGGCGCAATACCCAGGTCCAGCAGTTCGCCGGGCTCGGTCACCACCATGATGCGGTTGACACCCAGCGCGTGGGCGCCCAGGACGAGAAGGTCAGAGAAGCTCTGTTCCTTGATCGCCGTGGTGTTCAGGGAGATCGCCACGTTGACGATCCGGTCGATTTTTGCCATGTGCGGCTCCAATGAAAAAAGCCGCCAGGAGGCGGCCAGATGGCGATTGCGCGTCGCGGCCGCTATGGCGCGGTCACGACAGTCGCGGTAAAGGGGGTTTCGATGCCCGGCGTCAGCCCGCCGGAAGTGGTGACGGTGCCAGTCACGATTTCGATGATGCCGACAAACTCGGAATGGACGCGGGTGTATCGGATTCCAAGCTCCAGCATTCCGCGGCGCTCAAAGCGGACGGTGTCGCGCATGACTGGAATGTTCTGCAGGCGCCCGATCTCAAACAGGGCAAGGCCCAACGCCTCGGCCCGGTCTTCATACACGGGGTGTCGAAGTCTCAGCGCCAGTTCGTCCAGCGCGTCGTAGGCTGTGGCCCGGAAGCTTTGCAGCTCGACCACGGCATCGTCGTGGTGATGCACTTGCTGGGCGCCCTCACCGTCGACCCTCCCCGCCTCGGCGCCGCTGACCTTGGACCAGCGCACAGCCAGCATGATGTACGGCCCTTCCGGCCGTGGACCGTTGTCGTCGGCGAAGATCACCGGCATACCGCCCGCGGCGGCCTCGATCAGTTCGAAAATCGCGTCTTCGGGGTTCATGGCCGTCCAAAAATTAATAGAGCATCGATGGGACTATCGGCCACTCCACGCCTACGCGCGCGCCGACTCGATGCCGCCCTACCCGGTAGCCTGGAATGCCCAGCCGGGCCTGGGGAGTCCTCCGGACGATTAGCCCCGTCCGGCCCCGGACCAGGCGGCCGGGAATCCTTGGGCTTACTGCATTTCAGAGGCGGCCAGCAGCACGGCCAGGTATCGGTAGTGCGGAATCACACCCGACTGCCAGGGCGCCACGCCCACCAGCAGGTACTCGCCCGCAAGCGGTCCCGCGCCCCAAATCAGGCGGTCGCCGTTCGTCCAATCCTGACCGGCCACATCCAGCACCTCGGACGTGTAGATTCGGACGGCGGCGCGCACGCGGCGTCCTTCCGGGTTCGCCTGCAACTGGTCGTAGTCGCCCGTCTTGGCAGGCTGCACCGAGGCCAGGATCGTTTTGTCCTGGTCAGGCTCGCCCTCTTTCCAACGGCCACGCATGCGATAACCCGGCAGCCGCGTGCGGATAGTTTGCGGGCGGCGAAAGCTGCTCATGACTTGACCACCTTGTATTTGATGGAATTGAAGTGCAGCTTCTTGTCCAGGAGGGGCTGATCGAAACCCTTCTTCTTCGCCGTCGATTCCGCATTCCGCTCCCACGGGCCGTTGATGAGATGGTGCTGGACGATCCCTTGGTACCAGGCCCCAACGGCGTGCACAGCTTCGGTCGCAGTCTTCTTCCCGCCCATGACCGCAGCCACCTGCTGCTCCTGCACATCCGCAAGCTGCTGCTCGTAGACCCGAGCGGCATCCCTGTGCAAAGGCCGAGCGGGAATATCCTCGGTACCGTATTCGTTGAATTCGACGTAGTCGATCAGCGGAGTACCGTTGCTGCCCGGGGTGTTCGCGTCTTCTGTCTGAATTCCGACCTTGACCGTGACCTTGTTCAGCTGGCGCATTTCAGCTGCATACCGCTGCAAACCCTTGTCAATGACCTTCAATCTTCACCCCCGAAGCACTTGGACCCGCGCATCAGACCGCCCACTCGAACCGTGCGCGAACATTTGTCATTCAGCAGGTCATAGCGAGCACGAAAGCCCATCGGATCAATCGTCCCAGCGCTATTGCCGAACGTACGCTGCAAGTCGCCTTCCTTCTCCATCGTGACCCCAGCCGGCACAACGATCGCGACCTCTTGCTGCATCCTCATCGCGAGCAGCCAGGCGGCGTACAGTGCCTGGGCTTCATCCTGCTCAGCTGGCAGCAAGCATCCGGGCCGATGGCCTTTCGCCACGGCCAGGGCTTGCTCTTTGTCGTCGACAGGCCTGGCGGCTACGCCGGGCGCCAAGAAGTCCAGAAGCTCAACCGTTGCCGCCATGGCTCCCCCCTTCTACCGCCCTGAGATACGCCTCGCGGAGTTCTGCGAGCCGCGCGCCACGTGCGTAGGCAACACCTCGGTCATCAAGCCAGCGCTTAAGCTGCACCACGGTTGCCGGTTCTGCAGCGGACTGATCCAGCTGTAGGATGCGACGGTCCAATAGGTCCTGGAGCGCCGCCGAATAAGCGAGGACCTGGCTGGCCCCCGGCGCTATGGGCGGGTCCCCGCCAACCGTGACCGTGTGCCGGTCACTGAGATTGATATAGCGCTGCATGAGGTCTCCTTATGCAACGGCCGCCAGCAACGCTTGCAGCTCAGCCTTCTTGGCCGTCTTGGGATACGGAATTTCCTTCGCGTCCAACGCGGCTTTGAGGCTGTCGACCGTGGCTTTTCCGTCCTCCGCTGCCTCGCTAGCGCCAGGCATAGGCTCGGGCGTCTGCGCCTGCGCATCAGCGGGATTCGTGGCGTTTTCGCCAGTCGGTATCTGCCCCTCAGACGCCGTTAGGTCCACTGACACCTGGGGGGTAAACGGTCGCAGTAGCTCGGCCAGATCATTCTGAGTCAACTGGTCGTATCGCTCGCGGTACGCCGGCGGCGCATCGCCGGCCACGGCGTCGCACTCCTCAACGAAATCACCCGCCCGGTAAGCGCGCGGGTCGCGCAACTGAATGCCCGCCCGTCGCGCGAGCGCTTTGTCCTGCGGCGAGGGCACACCAGTCACAAACAGCAAGACTCGCTTGGGCTTGAGCTTTGTCTTCATGAAATACCTCTACACGGAAAACGGGGCGGGCCCAGCCCACCCCTGATGTGCTACTTGGTGACCACGAGGACGCCGGCCGTGTCCTTGTTGGAAGACGCCGTCTTGTCCCAGTTGGCGGAAGTCCCCAGAGCCGTATCGTTGGGGGATTTCCCGCCGTTCGCCTGGTCCCAGCTGTAGCCGGCCAGGCCGACGTTGTAGGTCCATTCCGCCTGGTAGATCCGCGAAATGTTCTCGTTGCCGACTTGGTCCACCATCACCGCATTGAAATCGCCGTTGTCTTGCACCAGGCCCGCGCCAGGCACCAAGCCCAGCGTGTTGTACGTGATCTCATCCTCGCCCGCAGCCGGATTGACCAGCGGGTCGGCATCGGTCACGACAAAGATGCGGCCAAACGGATCACGCATGACGTTCACGGTGCCATAAGTGAACAGACGTTCAGCGTTCGACAGCGCGTTGTCGTACAGATTGGTCAGCACGGTGGAATGCAGGACCCAGGCGGCGAGTGCCCCGGATCGATCCCCGAACTTGCCGGCGCCCTGGTTCAGTACGCGCCAGTTGGGTCCAGCATCCGTACCGTCATGCACGATGGCCGGGTTGCCCTTAAGCGCCGCCACCAGGGTGCGAATCACGGCGTTGAGCATGTCCTGCAGCTTGGCCTTTGCCAACTGCTCACCAATTTTCAGCGCCGCCAGCGTCGGATTCTCTTGAATCCACAGATACTGCTGCGGCTCAAACTCGATCGGCGGCGTGCCAGCCGCGACCTTGACCGCAGTGTTAGCCAACTGCTCCAGGCGCTTGGGCGGCACCGTGCCG